TATTATCCAGATCAGTCAAACCAACCTAGCCGATCAAGTAATTTACTATTTAATATCGGTGCTGGCTTAGCAATCAATGAGCTGACAAAGGATTAAAAATTATTTTAGTAATTTTACAAAAAATATATTTATATGGAATTTATTTACAAAGCGGCTCCACTTGGTGATGTTGTTATGGATTTTGATGAAAAAAACAACATTGTTAAAGGTTATGGATCTTATTTTGACAACAAAGATAGTGACCAAGATATTATCAGAAAAGGAGCTTACCAAAAAACAATACAAGAAAATGGCTCAAGGGTTAAGTATTTATATCAACATGATATGATGCAGCCAATAGGTAAAATGAAAGAGTTATATGAAGATGACAAAGGTTTAGTATTCGTTGCCGAAGTGCCTAAAACACAACTTGGAACTGATGTTATTGAACTTATGAAAGCTGGAGTAATCACTGAAAATTCTGTTGGTATTATGCCAATAGTAAAAGAACAAAAAGGTGATTATAGGGAAATAAAAGAAGTAAAACTATATGAAATTAGTGCTGTTACTTTAGCAGCAAATGATCAAGCTAAGATATTAGATGTCAAAGGCACAACTAATATTGATCAAATTTACAAAAGATATGACAATATCTGTAAATTAATTAGAAAAGGCAATATCTCAGATGATATGGGATATGCCCTAGAATCCGAAATTATCAAACTCAAAACATATTTCATTAATGCTACTCAGCCAGTTGAGGAAACTACTGAGCCAGTCGAAGTCAAGCAAGAGATTGATGTTTATAAATACTTGTTAAATAATTTAAAATAATTCTTACTAAAATGGAAGAAAACGTAAAAAAACAGCTTGACCAAATAGGGGATCTTATTGATTCTAAATTGGAAAAAGCTCATGGACAAGCACTAGAAAGTGCTACTGGTAAGGCAGATGAAATGCTAAAAAGCGAAATTTCAAACCTTGCTAACAAATTTAATGAGAGATTAGATCAAATGGAAGTTGCTAATAAGAAAAATCTTGAGGCAAAAGCTAATGAAAATCTAACTTTCAAAGGTGGTTTAATGAAACAAATTAATGATGGAGCTATTGAAAATATCGTAAAAGGTAATTCAAGATCTGCATCTTTTGAAGTTAAAGCTGACATGACTGTTGGTGCTGACTTTACTGGAGAAGTTATACCAGCTGATAGAGTTGCTGGATATAAATTTGATCCAACTCGACCAGTTCACATTAGACAATTAATCCCACAAGGATCAACTAGCTCTGATGTTATTAGATTCGTAAAAGAATCAGGATATTCAAATGGTGCTGCAACAGCGGCTGAGGGATCAACGCTAGCACAATCGGATTTCGATATGACTGCATCTGACAGCAATGTTAGAAAAATTGGAACATACTTTAGAATTTCTGAGGAAATGTTGGCAGATACTCCACAGCTTACTAGCTATATTTCAGCTAGAGCGCCAGAAAAATTATTAAATGTTGAGGATACTCAAATTTTAACTGGTAATGGAACTGCTCCAAATTTATCTGGTATTATTACTGATGCTGCTGATTTTGATGTGTCATCTGGTGGTGCATTTTACCAATCAGTTGAATCAGCTAATGAGTTTGATGTACTTGTTGCATCTTTAAACCAATTAGCATTATCTAACTACCAAGCTAGTTACATACTATTACACCCAACAGATTTCCACAAAATCTTATTATTAAAAGATAGCCAAAACAACTATCTTAAAGATCAAGTGTATTCTGGGTTACAACCTAACTTTATGGGAGTGCCAGTTATAATCAATAATGCGATTTCAGCTGGATCATTCTTATGCGGTAACTTTAATGTTGGTTCACAACTTTGGATAAGAGACAACGTAAATGTTGAGTTCTTTAGAGAAGATGGAACAAACGTAAGAGATGGTTTCGTAACTGTAAGAGTAAGCGAAAGAATAGCATTGACAAACTACTTACCAAATGCTTTCGTAAATGGTTCATTCTCAACTGCAAAAGCAGCTTTAGAAACTCCATAATAATTACTTTTATTATAATTAAAGGGGTATTTATTACCCCTTTTTTTATGGGGTAAACTCAAATAAATTAAAAATAAAATGAAAAAATATTTTGTAATTAAAAAAAAAGTTTTATATTTGTGTAAACAAACAATAAAATTATAATTATGAAAAATTTATTTATTCAATCTTTTATGGATGATGATTCAAACACTTTTTTAGAAGTAGGAAGTAAAATTACAGAAAGATTTATTTCTTTACCTACTACATTTGATGTAACATTAAATGGAACTTGCTGGATTAGCATAACTAAAGATAATTTTGATACTATACAATGGGATTTTAATGTCTCTGAGGAAGATGTTCAACAAGCATTAGAAAAACAATTTGTTGGCAAAAACGTACAATTTAACACAATATAATATGTTCGATATGTATAAAAAATTCTTAAAACAAGATCCAGAGAACTGGAAGTGGTTAATAGCAATCCATGTGGTTGTTTATACAATATGTTTAATCTTAATGCTAGATATATGAATTATAAAAACTTAAAATTAAAAGATGCATTTAAACTAGCTATCAATGATATGACTGATGAATTATGCTTAGCTTGGAAACCAGTAAGTGAGTATGTTATTGACAATACATTGAATGATTTAGCTGTGAAATTTAGTAATAACCTAATTGAGCATGATAGAGTTTTATACTATAATGTTAATTGGCAACAGCCAGTTTCAAGAACATATCTTGATACTAAAGAGCAAAGAAACTTGAATAAAGAGTTAGGTATAACTAAAAGTAATGAGATAAAAAATTGGTATAAAAATTAATTTAACAACAGGGGGTGTACAAAGAAATCATAGTGGATAGCTATAAGGTGTACAACTTTTAACCACTACAACGGAGCAAGAGAGCCAACAGTCACCCCCTAAATTAAAAGAAAAATTATGAGTTCAAAAGCAAGATTTAATCACACAATAAAAAAAGCAAAAGAGCAAGGCAGATTTCAAAGATCTGAAAAACAAAAGCTCAACAATTTATTTGGTATAATGGCAGATGTCCAAAAAGATACTTTTAAAAATGAATAAAAACTATATTAAGCACTTTTTAGCAATCCTTTTATTCTTTTTGATGTTTAGGGCAATAGAAATGTCAAACGACTTGTTAACAGCTATTATATTAGGAATTTTAGCTATATCGGTACTAACAAACAATGATCATGAGCAAGGCAGATAATAAAATAGTCATATTGGATACAGATACTATAATAGCTAGCTCTATTGAAAGGCAAGCATGGGATAACTTGCCAGCTATAAAAAAACTTTTAGTATTTAAGCACATGGATGCTATAAGGAAAATAATACAATCACACCCATTGTAATTATATAATTTTTGTTTTGTTTTAAATCGTGATTGTGTAAAACCCAGTTGTTAGTTCAGCTGGGTTTTTTTTATTTTTAGTAAATGACACATAATCAAAAAGGGTGTTTTGCTGAATATCATTTTGCAGCAACCGCCATATCTTTAGGTTATAATGTGTCAACTCCGCTTTCCAGCTCAAGCTATTATGATTGCATACTTGAAAAGGATGGCAATTTATTTAAGATCCAGGTTAAATATTTAGGCAAAGATCGTTTAAGGCGAGGCAATAGTATGCAAATAACTCTTAGGCGAACCGGTTTGGCATCTTATGAAAAAAAGTATGTTGACTATTTTGCTTTATATGATGAGTTCAATGATGGCTTTTTTATAATACCAAATCTAGGGCAAACTAGCTTAAAGATTAACATTAATGGTAAGTATAAAAATAATTTCAATAACTTTGCATTGATTTCATAAATAAGTTAAGGTGCTGCTACTTAAAAACTAGTGGCACTTTTTTTTTATCTTTACATAAAAATAATAGTTATGAAAATTAAACTTTTAACACCAGTCAAAAGAAATGGCCAAAATTATAAAGAGGGTGATATAATAGACATTCCAGAAAAAAATGTTGGTAAATGGATTAAAAAAGGTTGGGGTGAATCTATTGAAAAAATAGTCAAGAAAAAAGAAGTCAAAATTAAAAAAGAAACTAAGGAGTTAAAAATAGATTCAAAAGAAACCAAAAATGAGACAAATAAAGATTAATTCAACTGAGGGTGCTGAGATTGTTTTAGCTAATGATGTTAAAAATTATGCTAGAATAAGTACAGATGTTGATGACACTATAATTAGTAGAATGATCACACAAGCTAGAATATGGTGTGAAAATTATATCTCTAGAGATATTGTTGAAAAAAATAGAACTTACTACATTCCAGAAACCAATGGCACATTTGATTTGCCTTTTGGCCCAGTTACAAGTATCTCTAGTGTAACTAGTGATGGAACAGCTGTTAGTTATAGTGTACTTGGTTTAGATAATGAAACTATTGAACTAGATGGTGGCTATGCTGACAAAGTAAAAGTTACATATATTACAAGTGGCTTAGATGATAATTTATTAAAACAAGCTATTTTGCAATTAGTATCAACTTATTACGACAATAGAGCTGATTTTATAATTGGTAAAAATATAGATGAAGTGCCAACTAATGTTAGAGATATTTTAAATTCATATAAATCAATGTTTTTATAATGGATGCTGGTAAATTAGATACAAGAGTTGAGTTTTATAAGTTGCAACCTACTAATGATGGTTATGGTGGTTTTAGTGATGATCCAGTTTTAATTACTACTAGGTGGGCCAATGTTGAATATGTGAGTGGCGAAATGAATACAGAAAATGGTAGCAGAAAACAATCTAAAAAAATTAAAATAATAGTAAGAAATAAGGCACTTGATTCGCCAGATAATTATTTTGAATATTATTTACAGTTTCCTGGCAATACTAGTAAATATAGAGTTGTCAATATGTTTGAAAGCACACCGGATTTTTATACAACAATCGAGGCAATAAGTTTTAAGTAATGAAACCAAAACTACAATTTAATAAAAGAGATTTAAATAATTTCAATAAAATTTTGACCGATTTAAATATTGTTGTTAAAAATGGCAATCAAATGGATATAGCTAGAGCTAGCGCTGATATTGTAAAACAACAGAAATTAAAAGCTCCAGTCGATACCGGTGCTTTAAAGGGTGGCATAAATTATAGTAAAGAGGGAAGCGGTGTTGCTATTGTATCTGAAATGGAATATTCAAGTTTTGTTGAATTTGGAACTAGTAAACAAAAACCAAATCCATATTTTTTTAATCCAGCTAGGGTTGTATTTAGAAATTTTGTTAAAAAACTAGAATCAAAATTAAATAGAAAAATAAGATGAGAGAGCCAATGCAATATATTAGACAAGCTATTATTTCTGCAATAGGTAGTCAGTCGGTTAGTGGCCAACCGGTCCAAGTTACAAACAGAGTTCGTAAAAGTTATGATCCGCCTTACATTTGGGTTTATAGTGTTGCTACAAATGAAATAGATCAAAACCAACAATCATTTACTAGTGAAGTTATTACTAGATTAGAAATAGTTACTAAATATCAAGGTGATGCTGGAGGTGATTTAGTTGCTAATCAATTAGTAAATACTTGCTTATCTTTGCTTAGAACTAGAACAAGTGGATATTTTGATTTGTCTAGTGATAATTTTAAAGTATATGGATGTAATGTCGAAAGTGTCAATTATAGTCAAGAAGATACAGATAGTGGAACTTACTTTAAGGGTGTTATAGAATTATCAAATAGAGTTGAGCAATTAAATTAAAATGGAACATACAGATATGAAATTATATATAATGAATACAATAGCACTAGGAATTTCATTGACAAATATTGAGGTTTCATTAAGGATAATTTTATTGTTAGCTACTATTGTATATACAATTCAAAAAATAAAAAAAAATAAAAATGGGTAAGGAATTAAGTGAGGACACTAATTTTAATATTAGTATAAAAACATTAATAGCTATTGGAGCTGGTATGGCATCATTAATTGGTATGTGGTTCGCTATACAAGCTGATATTGAGGAAGCTAAGTTGTTGCCAGAGCCAGAAATTAGTCGAACTGAGTATGATTTAAAAGATCAATTAATCAGGGAAACTATTATGAATACTGGTAAAAAAGTTGAGGAAAATAGTGATGCTTTAAAAGATATTGATGAAAAATTATTTGAAATAATAAGTAAATGAAAAAATATATATTATGTGTGATATTTGTATTAATTGCGGTTTGTGTTAAAGCTCAAGATATTACTGTTTTGCAAATAAATGCAAAATGGAATGAACGAAATAATTATGATTTAAGTGATTTAAATGGTGTTATAGTTAAATATAGTTACCTAAAAGATCAACCGAAAGATGTACAAAAAAGCATTAGTGCTGTTCCAGTAATTGTTATAATAGATAAAACTGGCAGAGTTAGGATGCAATATACTGCTGATTTATCATTTAAAATTAAAGCATCAACAATGGAGATGCAAAATATTATAAATAAAATTAGATGATTAGCAAACATATATCATATAAAGAAGCTACAAAAAGTGTAACAGCATTACGTTTAGGCATAGATAATACGCCAAATGAATATCAGCTACAAAACATGGAGTTGATTGCGGAAAAGGTATTTGAACCGCTTAGAAAAGCAGTTGGTGGCCCAATAAAAATTAATTCTTTTTTTAGATGTGAGGATTTAAATAAAGCTATTGGCGGAAGTTCAAAATCTCAACATTGTCAAGGTCGAGCAATAGATATAGATGATAATTATGGTTACATGAGTAATAATGATATGTATGATTATATAAAAAAAAATTTAGATTTTGACCAGCTTATATTTGAGTTTCCTGATGATAAGGGCAATGCATCCTGGATCCATGTTAGTTATGTAGATGCTGACTCAAATAGAAAAAGATGTTTAAAAGCTATTAAGGAAAATAACAAAACAAAATATATAGATATTACAAATGAATAATTTACAATTTGGCATAATGGAAACTTTAAGTACTGGGCCACTTTTGGGTTTCGCTTATTATCCTTATGATGATGAAGCAAAGTTTTCTGAGCTAAATGTTTATTTAATTTTATTTGGTTTACATTTTAGATTTTATAGTTATGAGTGATAAAAAGAAATTTAAAGAGACAACAGTTGGTAAATTATTATTTGGTGCTGCATCAATGATAAATCCAACATTAGGAAAAGTTTTAAGTGGTGTTAGCTCACCTCAAGATGCACTAGCTGAAATAAGCAAATCAAAAATATCTAATCAAGATAAAATCAAATTACAGCAGTTAATTTACGACCAACAAAATAAAGAGATTGAATCCATTACTAGTAGATGGAAAGCCGATTCAATTAGCGATTCTTGGCTGAGTAAAAATGTACGCCCATTAGTTTTAGTTTGGTGTATTGTTGTATTTTCTTTAGCTGGCATTTTAGATAGTATTGAAAGTGTGCCATTTCATATTGGTGTAACTTGGAATGATACATTTGAAAAGGTTATGATGGCAGTTGTATTGGCTTATTTTGGTGGTCGCACAACAGAAAAGGCAACTAGTATATTTAAAAAATAATGGCTAAAAATATAGCGCAAACATATAGTTTTAAGGTTAAAAAAAAGCGACCAGGTGTTCATTCTAAAAATGCATCAAAAGGTAAAAAAGGTTACAAAAAAAAGTATAGAGGACAAGGCAAACAAAGGTAAACGAAATTGCTTAAATTTGTAAAAAAGATTTTATGGCAACATCATATACTGGTTTAAGGGTTCAAGATACTTATAATGCAATAATCAAAATTGGAGACAATTCAAACTTAACTGGAACT